AGGATATCCTCCTCCTTCTGCAGGTGTAAATTCTACATCAATATCACGTCCATTTCTCAAATCAGTGATATCTCCATAATCTGGATCAGCAATGATCGAAAGAAGTTCTGTGTAGATTGTTTTCCCAAATCCCCAAAATTTAACGCCTTCTTCTTCCTTACCTCTTACGATGACAGGAACATATGTTCTCATCTTCGGCTCAATTTTTCGACCCATCATCCAATCATCTTTGTCGCCGGTCTTTTTAAGTTTATCAGCGAATTCTACAATTGGATCTGGATTACCGTTAGTAATCGGGGAAAGCATACTACGCTTTGGAATGTCGTAGTGAAAATAAAGTTCCAGGAATGGATTTTCTTTGCGGTGAACGTAAGGTACAATGCGGATACGCTGCTTGCCCTCTGTCGGTCGCCATAGGTTAGACTTCTTGTTGTCTTGATTGTTCAGTGAACTTAGTTTGTTCTTAATTGCATCTAAATCTAGTGCCATAGTAAGTACTCCTTAATTGTTTAAATTAGTAAAAAGATTAATTATTTAAATTATTATAATAAGTTTTGGACGTTAATCCAAGATAAATGTTTAATTGTTTAATTATTGTTTGGGTTGCTAATTATATACCTTTTGATTTTTGCCATGGGTGTACACGATACCCGTAATTGCTTGTATCTCCTTGTTCTATGCTTCTTGCATGTCCTAACAAATGTGCTATTTTATTAGTAACAGTAGTCAAAATGCCTTTAAAATCTGAACGTGTTTGGACGGTTGGATACAATTCTCTAAATGCATTCATATAAGCAGTCATAGTTGCTGTATCAACTGGTTTGTCTTTGTAAATAGAAACAAGGTCACGAACATCATTTTTAAACTCAGACATATCAAGTCGTTTTGGTTTAATTTGCTCATATGACTTAGCTAATAGGTCAAGAGTTTGTTCGGAATGAGCTGTGTCTGCTTCTGGGTCAAGCATTGGTATTTCACCTTTTTGTCCTAGGGTTTGATACGGCTCTTCTTGTTCTGCAAGATTCTTGGTTGCGAATCTTTTCATGTTTTCTGCTAAAATATTTTTCTTTTTCATATGATGCCTTTTACATATATAAATATAAATATTTTTAGTTTTGTTACCAAGTAATCTTGCGAAAAAATTTCAATCTAATTACTCGATACCCAGAATCTTCATCCGTTAAAATGAATGAATTTTCAAATTGTTCCCATGGTAATATGAATGATTTGTCTAATATGCCGTTGTTCTGACTACGGATTACTTCATTCATTGCATTTACTGTATACAATGTATTAGTTTCTTTTTTGCGATGTATGCTGATTGTGTTCGCTCCTCGATTTCCATATGAGTCTGCGTTGTATGTGCAATACAAATCATTTTGTCGTTGTTCATTCGAAAATGCAAATATTCGGCGTTCTGGTATTTCGTATTTTGATTGTATATAATCTGTTATTATATTCAAATCGTTACGATGTGCGAATGTACATAATAACTGTGTTTTCAATTTATTATCCTTGTTCTTGTAAGTACGGGTAACCTTGTGATGCTGGCGCTTCACGCAGTACAAAACGGTATCTTCCTTGTGATAGATTGTCGATCACAAAATTGTTTGGCAATCCAATGTGTGGTTGTGGATTTCTGTAATTATACCAAACTAATCCTAAAATATTTGTAAAAAACTCATTCTTAATTGTATCCAATTCAAAAACAAATTGTTTTGGGTTTCTAACAAATTCATTTCGTTCTATACGCTTAAACCAAATAACAGCATTTGTATTTTCATTATTAACAGGTTCTCCAACATATATATCAGCGGTATCATCTTCACCTGCTGCCAATTGTATTTCTTCAGCATCATCATCAGATATCCAATATGATTGTTTTTGCCCGGCAGCATTTACAGTCATTCGTGTGTCTTTTACGTCTGTATCTAGTTTTGTTTTATAAAATATTGTGTGTAATTCTTTGAATCCTTCATACCAATTATGAAATGCAGATTTTTTCCATTCATATGAAGCAAGTTTATCAGCATCAATTGCTTCTGAAAATCTTGTTTCAAAAATCATAACCAACTTTTTTAATTCTTCAGCTGAAGATGGATCTACCATATGCTTTAAACTTTGATATGGATCGCCAATTTCATTTAGTGGAACAACAATATTTTTGTAAAAATCTTCAATCTTTGCCGTTAATGCAAATTTGGATGCCAACCCTTCTCGAGCTGGGTCAAATTTACCTGATTTTAATTCTTTAACTTCCCACTCACCATTTGACATAACAATATCATGTTGGGCCGTTCCGCCTGGTTTTGAATCTCGAACGCCTAATAAAATAGATACTTCACCATTACCCATTCCACCTCTTGCACCGCCAACGTTAACTAAAAAGAATTTTTCAAATGCTTTCCAGCCTCCATTTATAAATGATTCAATTGTATGTGTTCTAAAATTTTTGTTAAAGTTTTGTTTATCAGAATCTGATAGTTGATTGTATATTGTAATGATTTGTGTATTTAAATCAGATGGCAAACCTATAGACGCAATTTTATCATCGATTGTTGTATCAACATCTTCCTGTTCCGAAATTATGTTACCTGTTCGAGCACGTTCAACAATGCATTGAATGCTAGCAGCATCTAAATCAGTCATTTCTGATAAGACTTCACCTAACTTATGGTAATCAGAATCCGTTTGTGGATAGCCGGCTGGAAGTTGGTATCTCCATTCTAATAAAATTTTATTGATAATATCCATAACTATGATACACTCTTCATTTTACTATAAATATCTCCGTACTTCAGTTTCACCGGAAAGTTTCCTTCTTCTAACATTGTTCTAAGAGCAGGAACTACCTCACGTGCCTCTGCAGAGTCGACATCAAATAATAATGAATCATATGTATATAGTATGAGCTTCGAAGTTTTATCTTGCAAATATGCAACAACCCGTTCCATTTTTCGGACTGAGACTTCAGTTTCTAACGCCTGTAAATAGTAGTTGAACAATTTATTTGCTGTTACTCGTTCAACACCTTCCATTGTAATTGGTCTTCGTTCAACTGGTGTTGTGATGTATCCTTGTTTTTTATATTCGCCCCACAACTTCCAAATTAAATCATTTACTTGTCGGAAATATGGTATTTCTAAAAACTCTTTATCAATACCACCGTACAACAATCTAAACGTTATTTGTTTGCTTTGTTCATACTGCTCTTCAGTAAGTGTCGTTGTATCAAAATAAAACCGACCAAAATATTCGTGTACACTGCCGGCAGGCAATTTGTATTTAATTAAACGAGCAATTAAACGTACGTGGTATGCATCAAAGTCCATTTCAACTAATGCTCCGTGCTGGGAGCAAAAAGCATCTCGGGTACCATCTTCTTTGTTCATTGCTGCAAAGTTGAAACCTCGAAATGCATTGGAAGGTCTACCAGTTACGGTATGATAGTGATAATTGGAATAAACCTTGCCTGCTGTAACTAGTTTAGCATCACGAAATGAATCATTGACACATAGCCCCGTACGTTCTATTTCTGCAAATACTCGTGGATATCTTGAATTGAATGATAAATATGATTGGGTATGTTGTGCATTCATGATCATCGGCCAGGCATACTGTCGTATCTTTTGACACATTGCCGCATGCTGCTGAATTGGGATGATTGCATTTACATGTTGTAAATTTTGATGTCTGCTCCAATAAAATTTATGTGCTGTCTGATGATAATGTGTATCTACATATGCTTCGCCGTAAGTATACCACCACAGAGTTTTTACATCGTAGCAGTCCTCGTTTCCGCCCGATATAAGCCAGTTCTTTTTGTCGTGAACATAGATACCCCTTAACTCTAGAAAGTCGGAGAGACGTTTTGAAAAGCCCCTAATTTGTTCAGAATGATGTATAGGAATGATGCGTTCTACTTCCTGATCAGTATAAATGTATATGCAAGAGATGCGATTCACTGCTGCGTGCTGTTGAGCATCTGAATAAACAGGAACTACAAGACATTTATCACTCTCCCGTACATACCGCAGTACCGCATCTAATTCTGATTCATCATCCACTATCATACATTACTATAATAATGAATTTATTTCAAAAATACAATGTTATGCGTTGATATCTGCAGGAACTTGTATGTCGCCTACAATAGCAAATTCTAAATAATTGGTAATGAAGGTTGCAAGTTTAGGACACGTACGGGCTGCTACTGTAACTGCTTTGCGATTTGCATTTTCTACACTCGGTGTTGTTACGGTGCCTACAGTTTTATTTTGTAGCGGACCTTTGATAGTCCAACTCAATTCAACGGCTTTGTATAAATTTGGATCTATCTTTTTCTTTTTGTACAAGTCATGAGTATCTTTAGAAATTTCAAATATTTGTCCGTCAAATTTTTCAATGAAATAGCGTTTGAAGAATCCTTTGTTGATGTCATCTTCTGTAGGAATAGTTGTACTCGACGTTGGCGCTTGATACTTAGTTTTTTGGTCAGTCTTTAATGTTCTGTATCTACGTTCGTTTAGAGTGTCTTGTTCTTGAGCCTGATATGGAATAAGTTTTCTAGACAACGCCGGATCATATGATCCTAATGTCAGTACGGTGCCATCTACATATCTGTGATACGTTCCTTTATATTCAACAGTATCAGTAGTCATCCATTCACTGCCGGTAGTGAACAAATTTTCTGTAATGTCTTCTTTGTTATATCTTAATCTAGGTCTCATATATTACTCACGTTAATATTAGGAAGTAATTTATTAATACCAAATTTGTTAGAACCAGGTGGGTCTATTCGCACCCGCATTTGGCAGTCAAGTTTTGTTGTCCAATCATTCTTTACTAATATATGATCAGTTTTCATAATGGTAAATACAAATTGTTCATATTTTCCAGGTAGTCCGTTTACATTTATAATGTCTCCAAATCTAAAACCATATGTGCCATCTAATGTTAATGAAACTTCTACTGTCCAGACTGGTGCTGCAAATTTAAATAATGATTCAAGATCTTTCTTTGGTGTTGAAAAATATTTACGTAACGCAAACTTAAGATTATTTTTTACATCTTTTACTGCTGGTTGTTGTGAATAACGAATTTTACTAGCTCGTAACAAACTTAAGTTTGTGTTGTATGCAGAAGAATATTCATTTTCTAACCTCTTTTTTCTTTTAGGTGAATCTTTAAGCTGAGTCCACGCAAAAAAATGTTTAAAGAATCCAGTTCTTACTTCACTTTCTTGGCTGAAAGTAATACTTAGAGCTTTATAATCGTCTGGAATTTTGCTTTTTATTTCAAAATCTCGTACTACCGTTCCTAACCGTTGAAACCCAGTACGACCGATTTGATTTCCATTTGAATCATACGCTCGTATAGGTTTATTAACAAACATAGGAATTTCAGTAACATTTGTTTTTGGGTCTGTCTCAACAGCATTTGCATCTCGAAATATTAAAAATTGTATGTCTGTTTCATCAACTGATGGAACTTCTGAACTTGGTAATGTTGTAAGTTGCAAATCTATTGCATTGCCAGTTACATCCCGTATCATATTGCAAATTGCAGCGATAAATATGTCTATGTTATATGTTTGGCCATAGACCTCACCCAGTTTATTTTCAATATCTCGTAGTGCTTCTAAACTTATAAGAATATTAGCTGGTGAGCCAAATACTTTGTTATTAGAATCAGTTGCAAGATCTTCTTCTAACTCTTTAGTTTCATCTAACCATGGTCGTATGAATTTTCTAAGCTGTCTACGTCTTTTTGATGATAATGATTTTAAATCACTGTAAAATGTTATATTGTCTAAATTATCTCGGCCACGCGTAATTGTATCTTCTGTCCAACTTTCCAATCGTCCATAGTATATATCCTGTCCATCTCTTCTTTGATCATCTATCACTCTCGCAGAATCTGTTTCTGGGTCTCCTGCTTTATTAGCAGCTTTAAAATATTTTGAAGAAAAATATAAATCACTAGGAAATTTTTCAGAACCCGGCAATATAACTTTACTGTGGTCTGCTGAAACTAACTCTTCAAAGTATAATGATTGGCAAATTTCTGGGGCAATCGTTACTATAGTTGGAGATAGTCTAGTAAAATTTGTCGGCTGTATATTTCCAAATGCATCGGTGCCAGAACCATCAGGAAATATTCCTCCCTTTGCTGCAAACATTCCTGTTGGATCATTTTCTATAAGATCTAAATTGGTGTCGACAATACTATTAAATGACTTATTCCTTTGCATATTTGCATGTTTAGTAGCTACTAATATTTCAGCTGAAATTAGTTTGCAAATCATTCCTAATGAAACATAATATTGAAAGTTGCCATCATCTTTTTCAATATTGGCCATAAAAATATCATATGTTGTAGACTTATTATCACTATCTTTTGGCGGTTTTAAACGAAATTTTTTTCCGGATAATTTATCTCTTAATTCTGCTTCTAACGAAGCAATACTATTATCACTGCCGCCTGTTTTAATGTTTAAGTTATAATCATTTTCGATAAATGTTGGCTCAAATACGTGGTAGGTATTGTTGGTTGTATCTTTAAGAAATTGTTTTGCATATTTTTCTAATTTACTATGATATGTACCCGAATCTAATGATGCATATTCTGTGCCTTCAACTGGGCTGTTTTCAGTTTCTGATGTTGAAGCACCTATATTACTTATTAAATCTGTTGGTGTTTTTAAAGAAATTGTAGCAGAGACAGATCCATCAGATTCGTATTTAAAATCAAAACTCGATATCTGTCCTACATATCGTGCATAATTAGGTTTTCGGTCTAAACGAACACTATGGCCGATTTCAATTACACACCTAGCTAACATTTTAAACCAAGTTGGTTCAAATTCTGTAATAAAATATTCTATGTCGGGAATTAGTATTTTTACTTCAGCATCATTTAGTAAACCTTGGAATCCATCTTTTGTATCTACTAATGTAAATTGTATTTGTTGTAATACAGGTCCTGGTGGTCGGCCGGAGACATAATTAATATAATTCTTAGCTAAATTTTCTGGATCAGTTGCATCATATGATCGTACACCTTGGCCAAAATTTGTTATTTGATTTTTGCCTGCATTCCATCTATTTGATACATCTTTTATTATACCTTTTGTTCCGCGGAACCATGTGCCTTCAACAGTAGGGTTGTTGTCGACAGATAAACTTTCATTGTTTATTGCAGCTGCAACGTTGCCTACTGAGCCGTCGTCATTGAGCTCTAATATTGAAATACTACCCCATGATGTTCTGGAATTCATCCATTCAAGTTGTTCATCAGTACGTTTGTCTGAAATGCCGCATTCAGCTCTAAAACGTAATTCTTCTTGTATTTCTGGAATAACTTCACTGTAAAATGGCGTATATGATTTATCTTGTTCCATTAAATAACTCTATTTGATCTTGTATAAGTTGAATATTATTTGGTATTCTAATACGAGTATTGCCTGGTATATGAAATGTTCCTTTACCTAAATTGTTTACAGATGCAATAATCCACCATTTTGTTGAATCACCATAAAAACGGTCTGCTAACAAATCTATACGTTCTGGTGATGTAGTTACTATATATACATCACTTGGATCTAATGGAATAAAAGGTACAAATGTTGTATCTAAACGACGAGTTCTTTGTTCGTCTCTAATTATTAATGATTTTCGATATCTACTCATATTTTATCCTCCTCCGCCGCCACCACCGCCATTACCAAACAATCCGTTTGTAAATTCGCCTACTAATCCAGATGCACCTTCTAATGTTTCAAGTAGACCCGTTGATGGTTTTGAATCACTTAACCAATTGGAATCTCCAGCTCCATCGCCTTCATTCTGATCATACAATGAATATGCTTGTCCCATATATTGTGGCAAGTAGTCTGTTAACATTTTTAAATTCATATTAACATCAACACGCATCGGAACTTGTTTGTTTGTAGGGTCTTCTTCCAAATTAATTTCCCATGTAGTATCATTATCTTGCATGGTATAAAATAAATTAGATATTAACACCGGTTGTTGTATGAATAAATCGCCAATTGTTAAACGCAAATATTTACCTCGATATGTAATGTAATTGTTATCATATTCTGGCATAGTATATGTTGCAAGATAATTAAGTTTTCTCCACATTGGTTTTAATTCATCTCGGCTAGTTGCATATACTGTAAACTGTAAATCAAGATTTCTCTCAAATGACTCATATAAATAACTCTTATCAGCTCGACCAATATAATCAATCGGCTTCCATGACGGATTGAATGAATCAGTTAAACCGCTTAGAGCTGCTCGGAATGTAAATATATCATATTGACCCCGTGCTGCTGTTCTTGGTCCTAAGAAATGAAACTTGATAAAGTCTTTGGTTGTATTAGTAGGAGTTCCGATAAAATCTTCAATTGAATCAATGATCTTGCCAATTTCACTGCCTTGCAGCAATGCATCCCGTACTCCTCTTTTCCATTTATATACTTCTTTAGCAGTACCAACTTCGAAGTCTCTAACTGTTACTTTGTCTCCGCGGAATGGTTCAATAATTGCATTCTTATCTGTTGTAGGCGACCAAGACCCCAATCGCCATTGGGTCGATGCTTCTGTTCTTGTAGTATAATCCTTTTTCAATGCAGCTGGATCTCCTAGCTGTCCCATTCCGAAATATGTTTCTCTGTCAAATAACCCATATGATCCTGCAGTTGCTTTAGTATCAGCTGCTTCTTGATTTGATGCAACAAGTAAAGCAGATGCTGCTGAAGAATTGGCGTCATTAGTAAAACTACCATCTCTTCTTACATTGCCTGATTTTTTATATTGTCGGAAATCTTGAAACTGGCCTGTCGATGCACCCTTATCTAGTTGATCATAATCCAATGTTTCATATTGTCCATAAACATTGTCAGTAACGGCCGGCAAACGATACGCACTTCCATTAACACCACTGCCTATTCGACTGAGTGTTGAAATTACTGTTGCTTGAGTTGTAATTTCTTTAAGAGTCGTGTTGGTATATAATTTTGATTGCTTGTAATCGTCAGAAAAATAACCTGTTAAATCAATAGTACGTTCCTGATCATCAACCGTCGGTATTTTGTTATTAATAACAGTGTTTGCAAATTCTGATGGTATTGGCGATGGATGAGTCCATGTTGCTGATGCTACACCAGAAAAGTCTACGTTGTTGGTTGTATTGTTTTGTAAGTCTAATTGATTGCTGATTGGTGTTTGAGAACCTTCAGCTAATCTGAACACATCATAACTACTATCAGGATTGGGCGTAGAAAATGGACGATCATTAAGATCATGATTTCGCAATGAATCCCAACGACGTCCGAATAGATCAAAGTCAGAATATGCTCGTGGCAATCTGCCATTTTTAATTTGATCTGATATTGGTGTTTGTGTTATGAATGCCATTTTTTTCCTTTATTCAGTCGTGACTGTACCTGTACTTCCAGTACCCCTATTGTTTTTTATAGTTGTTTTTGGAGTACTCCCTTGGGTGTCTTGAATACCTTTTCCTACGCCTTTTCCAATTTGTTCAACATACTGTTCACCAAGAACAATATTAGCAAGGCTATTAAGAAACTCAGTTCCCAGGTCTTTAGCAAATTCCTTCATACTTTCCGTGTTTGTGTCGGGGTCTCGTGCCTTGGTTAGGATGTTATTCATTTCTTTTGTTAACGAATCAGCATTACCCAACGTACCGGTTATAAAGTCATCTGCATCGATGCCCAAGCTTTTGGCAAATGCTTCCGTTGCTGTTTTTTGTATTTCTTGACCTCTTTCTGCGACTGTTCTCGTGTCGTCCATGGGTATCCCGCTTTCTGCATCCACCTCATCAAATGCTAAGTTATATAGATCCATAAGTTTCTGGTTTTGCCCAATATCACCCATTTTAAGGTTTTCTGTGTCGAAGCCTTCTGCTGTAGCCAATTCTTTGAACTTTTCTAATGTTTTTTCTTCTTCTTTTGATATATCCCGTTTTGATTTATATTCCTCTAATGTAAGATCCGTGTTTTCTTGTTGTAATGCATTAACACCCTTAGTTGTTTCATACATTTCAGACATTTGTTCTACTGTTAAGCCTATGCCTTCAGCATACGCCCTCATAGCAGGAACTCCTTTTTTCTTTACTTGTTCAAAATTTTCAGCAATTAATTTTGATTGTATTTTTGCAATCTGATCATAATCGCCCGTTACTGCAGCCATTCGAAGTTGATTCATTTCTTTGGCTTGATTGATACCAGTCATTTGCATCGAAATTAGTTCCGATTCAATGCTTCCTTGAATATTTAAAAATTTTTCGCTAGATGTTCTAGAGTCTTCTAAAGTAGTTCCTAAACGAGTAGCTTGTAATGCTGCGGCTGCTAATTCTTCAGCTGTGCCACGAAATTCTTGTCTGGTGGCAGCACTTAAACTTCCTACTGCGTTTATTTGATCTCTGAATACGCCTGTCTCTCCAGTGCTAAATTCTATTGCTTTAGCTGACATTTGCAAGTTACGAAGCAATGTTTGTGAATCTTCTCCAGAAGCAGCTAAAAATCGTCCAAAGTTCAAAGCCGCATCGTTACTAACAGCTTGTTTCTCTGTCATTGATGTTATTAAAGCATTTAATGTTCCGAATTCGGAATTGCTTTTTTGTATGTTTCTAGCTTGGCCAGGCAATAGTTTTGAAAAATTAATAGCATTATTGAGTATGCTTTGATGACTAATATTCTGGTCTTTTAGTAAGTCTGCTTGTGTTTGAGATGGTGTTAGTATCTGAGCACTCAGTTTTGTTGATGTTCCTAATGCTTTATTAAATTGTTCTATTGGCTGTAAAAGGCCGGAGGCTGCCGTGGTTGCTTTAGTAAACTCGGTGGTTAATGCATCAATTCCTAATTTTGCCGCTGTAAGCCCAACAATACTGATAGAAATACTGTCTTTTTCCGTCTGCTCGTCGGTGGCGCTGTTGGCACCTCGGTTTAACTGATCGTTACTTAATTGTTCAACGCGCGGTAATTGCTTTAACTGTCGTATGAGTAAATGTTCGTTCATTCCATTCTCTATTTCTTATAAATATTTAGAACGGAGGTTTTACGCCTGTACTTTTAGTAGCTGTCGGTTTGGCTTTTTTAGTTTGTGGCGTTAGTATTTGTTCGAGTTGCGTTTTATAGAATTTTCGTAACCATATCGGCCAATTATATATAGTATTCCAATCCCACCGACCTTCGCCTAACCAAACTAAATAAAATATTTCTTCATGAATCTTTTTTTTAGAACTAGTACTCGGGATAAAAAAAGTCTGATCCAATCGGAAACCCTCTTCGGAAGACGCCTCCATGTTCGTCTTCAAATTCGGATGTTAAATCAATTGTAGGAAGATTGCTTATGATAAATGATCGAAGTTCTTTACTGTCAGAAACTAACATGTTATACTGCAAATGTTCTTTGATTTTTTCTTTGCTTGTTTCCCCATTCAAAGACACTATACTTTCAATTAAAAATTCAAATAATGGTTTATCACTGTTACGAACACGATCTTGTTGTTCTATTGTTAAAAATTTAAAATCAACTTGATAACGATCGTTTTTAAATGTACATACTCCATTATCATTAGCTTCAATCAAACTTGTTTTCAAATCTAGTGTCGACAAATCAATAGTTACTTTTAATTGTTTGTCTGAAGGTGTTGTTACTATTGCATCATACGTTTTTCCATAACTCAATATGCGAGCAGCAATAATCATTGCATCTTTATCACAATTTAAGATATCACCAAATTTAACGCCAGGTGTTACGATTAATTCAGTTAACAATCTGTCAATAGCAACCCCGTTGCGAATATATGATGCATTAGTTAGAATATCTTCATCATATGCAGTCATGTAACGCATTTCAATTTTACCGCTTCGAAGTGGATGATCCTTTGGATAAAATCTTCCTTCAGATGGTAAATCTACTATTTCTGTTGGTACCGAACTGGTTTTCTTTGCTGAATATTCTGCTAATGCTTGAGCTTTTGCTTGCTCTATTGGGTCTGAAGCATATTTTTCTGTAACTCGTGCCATTTATCTCCTAATAACTTTATTATAAATATTGTGAACAGTAAAAATGGGAGCCGTATAGACTCCCAATTTAAATATATCTTAATAATTTAGGATAGCGTAATCGTACGATATACCTAACTGTATTTCAACATTTGCCTCTTGTGCCCAATCCATTGAACCCCAATTTGCTGTATTCACATAAGCTCCTTTGATGATCCACTCTTCAATTTTATCACCTACTGGACCTAATGCGTGAAATTTAAGATCTTTCTTGTATTGATCTGCATATCCATCTCTACCTGTTACAGACTCATGTCCTAAACGAATCCATTCAATAACAGCTTGTGCTCCTGATGGTACAATTGGATCATAAAGTGTAATGTTAAGATCTTGCCAACGTGTCTTTCCTTTAAGTTTTCTTTCCACGTTGATATGATCAATAACAACCTGTCCGTTGTTAACTGAAGGTCTATCAACTGCTTTTATAATGTATGAAGGAATATCATCAATATACATGAAGAAACGATTCTGTAGTTTTGGTTCCCAATCTTTGAAAAAGATTTCTTCATTAGTTAAGATATCTGCCATTTGTATTTCTCCTCAATTTATTATAAATATGATGAATAGTAAAAAAGGTAGAGCCGAAACCCTACCTTTTATTACGTTATTCAACTACTATTCTGGGAAAGATGCTCCCGTTGGTTGAATATTGAAGTCTAACACAATAAATTCAGCCGTTCTTGTAGGTTGAAGGAATAATTGTCCATACAATATATTCTGATCAATCAAGTCCGGTGTATTATTTGTTTCATCCATAATAACTCGGAATGCATACAAACCTTGTTGTTGTTTAACTCTTTCAAGATATGGATTCACAATGTTTAAGAATCTATTTCTAGTAGCAGCAGTATTTTGTTCGAATACTAAATATCTTGTTGAAGAAGCAATAAACTTCTTAACCGTGATAAGCAATCTTCTTACATTTACTCTGTCTAATGCAGATGGACGTGATTGAAGCGTCTTTTGTCCCCAAATGCAAATACCTTGGCCTGGGAATGTTGCAATTGGATTTGTTCTTGCTTCATACAATGTATCTCGTTCTGCTTGTGTCAATCTTGAATAAACATCAATGGCTTGTGTCAATCCACCTCTGTTCAAACCAGCTGGTGCATACCATGGTGCAGCTACTGCATCATTGAAACTCAATACTCCTGGTACAACTACTGATGGGGGAACAAATATTGGAATATTTCTACTTGTATCAATAATTCTTACCCATGGATAATAAGTAGCAGTATAATTTGAGTCAATACTATTCACAGTATTAGTAACTGTTGCAATACTATCAGTCAATGCATTTGAATCCATTACATAGAATGTATCTTGTCGATCTTCTGCTAATGTTCTGGCTGCAGCGGTTACTGAGGGGTGTAAAGAGTGAATTATACCTGGTGTTATCAACATATTAATATCATATACATCTGTATTTGACAGTGCGGCAAACGCTTTCTTATAAGCCGTAGTACCTGTTGTTGATGCCCCGGAGCAATCAAATCCAAACGAGTTATTAGCAGTAATATTGCCACCCGTTAATTTAGGTAGGTTAGGTCTTGCACCATCAAATCCACCCTGCAATGGTACAATAAACTTACGTGTATTGATGCTAACATTGGTTGTAAATGTGTCTGCTGTTAATGCATCTTCCAATGATCCACTATATGCAGTAGTCAAACTAGGAAAGCCAGCTTGTGATGCTTGTGATACATCACCTAGATAGAAGTCTGCATTGCTACCTGTAGTTGCTCCTGTTGTTGGTATTGGAGCTAAATAGTTCAAGTTATGCGTATCAGTGAAATCAAAACCATGATAATTCTTGTTGCTAAATTGTGAGCTTACAGTCTGCGATGTTACAAATGAAGCAGCTTCTAAATTAACAGATCCAGAAATATTTGGAATTGGAGATGATAATGAACGGAAACCAAATGGAATCAACGTTTTGTCATTTGTACGATCTTTAACGCCGGCATCTGCTTCTACTCTAATATATTGTGAAATATTTGGATAATCGCCATTCACAAATACTTTTCCATCAGCATCAGTTGTTTGATATTGATCGCCAATTACTCTTGCAACATAGCGTGGTGATAAAGGATCTAAATTAACATTAGTATATGATTCAACAATTTCTGGACGAGCATCGGTATCATCTGAAGAATACGGTGAATTTGTAATGTTATTAGTATTCACTCTTCTTACTTCAACTGTAAATGTACCGAATCCATTTGGATCTGCAACTTCTGATGCAGGACGTACATCTCTAATACCAACTTTAACTTCGTGGTTTGTAGATGTTCCATGAGATAATGTATGGAACTTGATCAAGTTTTTTGCATTGCCGGAAATCTTTTGAGATGTAATCCATGGTGTTGCAGCAGTCTGATAGTCTTGCTCTACTTCAAATGTAGACGCTTTAACTAATTTAACTGTTACATCACCCAAATTATTGAATAATGCAGATGCTCCTGTATTTTCATAAATTATATATGCTGGGTATGAATTTGTTTTTGCATCGGATCCAATAATCTTTGTTAAATAACTATTAGATGTTGATACAATAGACCCTGATATGTTAGCACCCTCTACATAAAAATCATCTGCTCTTGTTACGTTGCTGTCAAATGCATATGATCCAGACAATTTAAGTGAGAATGAACCAGACCCTGCGTCGTCTAATACAGCATCTTCAAATATGTCATTGCCAGCGCCGACAGTTGATACTGGGCGAGATGGGTGAAGTACATGAGTCACATATTCTGCAGATGCAGATGTTGCAACAATACCAAGAAGACCATTGTCTAATTGATACCCATCTTCATATAATAGTCTTGTTATTGTCATTACTCCTGCATTACGCAAGTAGTCTTGTACCACAAATGGTACATATGTTTCTTCTGAATAAGAACCAAATATATTTTCAAATTCCTGGAATGATGTTACTTGGGTTGGAATCAATGCAGGACCTTTTACGGTAGGTCCAACAATGGCAGCTCCAATTTCAGAAACACCAGCCTGCAGGAATGATTGATCCTTTTCTACCGTGAATACACCCGGCGATACGATTCTTTCGGCCATTAAATTATCTCCTTGTTTGTTTAATATAAATATGAATGTTTTTTGCCAAACTTATGATTCAGAGATAAATACACCTTTTTCAAGATCAATTTGTCCTTCGCCGTAATGTTCTTTGAGTTTATTTACCAAATCAGTTTCTTGTGATTGGAGGGTTTGAAACTGTTGTAACAGTTGTTCTTGATATGCTTCAAGTTGTTGAGTACGTTGTTGCATTGCATATATTTCTTTTGTAGCTAATGCAATTTCTATGTTATTTTCAGCAAACTTTGTTCTGATTTGTTCAATTTCCGTAACGTGCTGTTTTTCTAATTTCTTTTCAGCCATTTATGATTCTCCATATAGATCCCACTTCTGTGGTTTTGGTTTTTGTATTTCTACTTCTATTTCTTTGATTGCAAACAATTTTCCGTTTAATGGTTCTAAACGATAATGTCCTTTGAATTCAGTCTTTCGCATATAAGTAGTTAGTGTTTGAACTAAACCTTCAATGACATTGCCTTTATCAATTACTAGTTCCCAATTATCACCCGGTGGAATACGTGTTGCAATAAGATCAACATGTTCTTCAATTTTAGTTTCGGGCATAACCAGTCCTATTCTTTTTCTTTATTATAATGAATTTTTGATTATAATCCAAACCTACTTTTTACTGCATTGTAATTTTGAAGAACTTCTGGTTGTGTTAATGCTCTATTATAAATTCGTGCAATTGCAACTTCACCATAAAATGTTCTTGCAGTATTGTTAATATCATTTCCGATTGCCATCACTTCAGCATTTAAATCAATATTTGTTCCGCTTTTTGTAGAATTAGTACCTTCCAATGTACCATCTACATATAATGAACATATTCCAAAATTATTTACACCAACTATATGATGCCAATTTTGGTCAAATACATTTATACTACCAATTGGAGCAGTCAAGTTTCCTGATGTAAAATCTGTTAAATATACTGCAGTATTCGTAGTTGAATATCTATTAATACTCATATTTTGACCAACTCGTGTTCCTAAGAAATTTGCATAACCACCACTTCCAGTTCCATCATCTGAACTTTTTATCCACGCCTCTAATGTTGCGTATTGATTTCCTATTAGTTGATTGGATGCGTATAAAGTTACTCTATCATTAACACCATCAAATGCAACACTCCCGCCATTCGTAGTTTGAAATGAAGCACCATTAACCAATGAACCATCTTTACCATTTCCACTTAAATCAGTCCAAGTAGTTCCACTACCAGGATTTGATTTTCGATTAGCTCCATCTAATGCTAAAACTAACCCATTTGTTACTATTTTTGGTGAATATCTAAATGCCATAACTTATATAAACCTCGATTTTGTTTGATTGTAATTTTGAAGAACTTCTTGTGATGATAATGCTCTGTTATACACATTTGCAAGTGCAACCTTTCCGTTTAGACAATTATTATTTTGATGTGTCGCTTCTACATTTCCAAATATTGCAAAAACTCTTGATGTTCCATCACCCCACGTGCCGCTAGCTGCAGCGGTAGTAGACGATACAGATTGCCCATTTATATATAATGCTTGAGTGTATGATGATGACCCATTATATTCAGCTGTACCTACTACATGAGTCCATTCATTCAAAGTTAAACCAGAAGTATATGTCCTATCCTTTGATGAATTCCCAATATTGATTCTCCAATATAAATACCCATTACCATTTGAAGCTATAAATAATGTGTTATAATCAGATGCATCTGAAGACATTAATCTTGGAGAGCCAGCTGCTGAAGTTCCTTCTCGTTTAACCCAACACTCATACGTTATTGCGTTGTTATCAGTTCCTTTAGTATCTGCAGATTCTGCAAATTGTATATTATCATTTGTACCATCACTATCAAAACAAAGACCGGCTACCGAATCTGTTACTAATGCCATACCGTTAGCTAATGTTCCTGTATTACCTCTTCTTGATAAATCAGTTACTGTAGCACCACTTCCTGGATATGATTTAGTATTTGCAGCGTCTACTGCTAGAACTAACCCATCTGATATAATATCTGGACCTGTACTACCTGCCATTTTCTTAAACCTCTTCTGTTGTATCAGTCCAATCCGAACCTGCTAGTATAGTTACAATTTCTGTATAAGTATATGGCCCTTCTTTTGTAGTTAAACCCGCTACTGAAGTTGGTATTGTTTCACCATCCCATTTTACAAAAGATTTTGAACCACTTACATTTAATCTAAGAGTTTCTGAAGAAGTTTCTAATACTTCTGAGAAATCAATACTTCCTGTTTCGGAAGTTGAAAAAATCATAAAATTTCTTTGTTCATACATAATTTATTCCTGTTTTATTAACAAGGTGTTACTTCTCCTACAACACCACTACTTACATCAAATGATGATGGTTCATCCATCCAATAAATTCCATCTGATGGGTTGGTACTTCCACCTGAATCGGTATATACTGTATCTCCTGTAGTTGGGTATGAACCTGCACCATCGTGATACCATTCTGCACGTACTCCACCAGATTCACACGCAGATACTCCATCCTCATATAGAGTATCATCTACAAAAAATGACGTAAGTGATGGTGATGCAGAATGGTCATACGAATAAAATTCTGATACCGCATGAGGTGTTGAACCATCTGGTTTTGATGTTGAGTTTGTATTGATACCAGTAGTTGATTGAGTTGTAAGAGATACATTTGATGGTGATACACCCATTTCGATTGCAATATCACCTAAACTTAATTGTCCTGATGCTGTTAGTGCCATTACCCAATCTTATTTTTAAGTTCATCAATTTGTTTTTGTTGTTCTTTGATAGTTTCAATAAGAAGTGGTATCAATTTTTCATATCTAAC